TTTCAAACCAGGCCAAACAATGTTCTAATGGGTACTGCAAGGCATTGTTTTCTGTTACCATGGGTGCCAGTTCCTTGTTGCCCGGATGACTCATGGTGTGTGGGTAAAACCCCAAAAAGCAACAAGGATATACAGATCCATCGGCAGCAATGTATATTTCTTGATTGTGTGTATGGATACAATTTATTGTTAGATCTGGAGTATCTTTGTGAGAACGGTATGTTTTGGCATCATACCAAGTGATGTGACTTTCTAACAAAGATTCAATTGGCGGTTGTGTGCCAGGCTCCATTGGACCTATCACATGACTAAATTCTCCATCTCTGGTAAACACTGGTCCGCGATCGCGGCCATCATATATGTTTTCAAAACCAAAAAACCCCAAGTCACGTGCCATCTTTCGACATTCTTGTTCTTGATGGCGATTGTGTTCAAATGGAACAAATCGCCAAATGGCCCGGCCACCTGCTCGAATTAGTGCTTGAGCATGGTCAATAATTCTATGCCAATCTGTGTCTTGACGATACAATTTGTGAGTATCACTCATGCCATCAATAGCAAACCCCACAGTGACTCCGGGTAAGGCCAGTCTGCTCCACCAGTCTGGACTGCGTAAACTACCATTAGTATTGATATGAACTGGCACATTGTGTTCAGCAACATATTCAACTATGTCCACGGCGTCACGAGCTGATGCAAAATCACCAAGGTTGCCATTGAACGTAATGCCTCTAAATCCAAACACTTTGGGTACTAGGCCGTTAATTGCAGCTTCAGGTTGAATTAGTTGTGCTAACAATTCTGGAGTCACAATGTGTTTAAAGTCCGCTAGTGACAATTCACACAAGGGATATCCAGAATTGTATTCGTGCCCTCTATAGTTTCTCATGCACATGGGGCATCGAGCATTGCATCGTGTGGTTAATTCAATGTGCAATCGACGAATTTCAGATAGTTTTAACATTGAGATATTTATAGCTGTATATTTTGCTAAATATCTAATGCAGACCAAATCAGTTCAAGTTCAATGCAATGTTTTTTGCAAATGGGATGGCAACGACACTCGATATCGAGTGTATGTAAACGATGAGCTGTTTACAGAACGATCTTGGATTTGGAGCGGGAAAGAATACTATTTAGAAGAAATAATAACTATCGAAGCACCGCCGGGGCTGTACGAAATCAAGTATGAATTACTTGAGCCCACTCACAGCAAGTTGGGAATAAAAAACATGCAAGTGACTAGTGGTAATGCTACCATACATAAAAATCAAACAACATTGGAAATACCAGTATGAAAATGAAAGAAATTATGGAAAATGCGTCAGCGGGCGGCACCAGTGCTGGTAGTATAGCACCTGTAAGCCAGGCGTTGGGTATGCAATCAAGATCAGGTGGATCCATGTTGAGTGGTAAATATGTAACAGGCTCTGATCCTACACCGAACACGCCTAAGGAATACAAAAGGAATAAACATGTTAGCGGACGCTTTAAAAACTCTCCTGGCAACTGAGTATGCTTTCAGCATCAAAGCCCAGCTGTTTCACTGGAATGTGGAGGGCCCAGACTTTGCTCAATTGCACGAGTTTTTTGGAAACTTGTACGAAGAAGTGTACGATGGATCAATAGACCGAACCGCTGAATACATTAGAGCTATGGGTGATTACTCACCGGGCAGTTTTGAGCGTTTTGCTGAACTGTCAGAAATTAGCGGGCAGACCAAGATACCGCGTGCTCGACTCATGATTGAAGAATTGTTGGCCAACAATGGTCAACTGTTGGAACTTCTTAACAAATGTTTTGCAATTGCTGAACAAGAAAACCAGCAAGGCATTGCTAATTTTATAGCTGAACGCATTGATGCTCATCAAAAGCATGGCTGGATGCTGAGAAGTTTCTTGAAAGATAATAGAGCATGAGCCACGACATTAGAGACATACTTCAACGACTCACGGCCGTTGAAAGTAAATTAACTCCCACATCAGTCAAGCATGGATTAAACGCCCAACAAAAATCAGTGCATCAATTGCCTGCGTTGTTCAAACCACATGGTATCCGGGCATTGGGTTCTAAAACAGATCCTCAACATCCCATGCACAAAGAACTAGTTGGCGATTCTGTTGAGCCTGACAAAACTGCACTAGAAGAAGCCATGCAAGAAGTTGAAGAAGACATGTTGAGCAAAGTCAAGAAAGACCTCACACAGTATCTTGACCAACTTGAGAAAAAAGTTCGCGTTGATCGTGAACTTAAAGACAAAGCCAAAGACGCTGTGGAAAAACACACAGCCGAAGAAGAAATTGAAGAAAACGATTATGAACTAACTGATCCAGGCACAGTGCATGACGTTGCATCTCAAATCAATACCGCCGCTGCACAGCCACAACAGCCCATAAAAGTCATGGAACTGGATGATGGTGCGGTGTTTGAAATACATGGCGATGATACTGTGGGCTATGGCATACACCATCGTGGTCGCAGCTTGCCCAGCAGATTCCGAACATCCGACGAAGCAGGCATAGCGGTTGATTTATTCCGCGCTCATAGACAGCGCAATCGGCCCAGCCAAGATCTCAGTCAAGACTATATAGAAGAAAGATAAGCACCATGATTATTAGAGATTTGATTATTAATGAAGCTGTGTTGATGGAAGATCCAATCTTTCGCCAGTTTAGATCAGTGGGTCAATATATTGCTGAACGAAGAATGAGTCAGAAAGAAATTCTTCAAGTGTTTGCCGACGCCGAAGCAGGCATGACAGACAAAGCCACAGGTGCAAATCGAACTTGGATGGGTCGTGGCAAAGATACCACAATGGACTTTGCAGGTGGGGTAAAAGATGCAGTGAACAGTGTGCTCAACAGCATTCAAAACTCTGCACCAGTAGCCGCAGTAGATGTTGCTTATAATGAAGCCACGGATGCATTGGCAGGATTAACTGGCGGTCAAAAAGGCAAGGTCATGCAGGCCATCAAGTCCTATCGCAATCTTGTAAAACAATATCCCAAGACTGCTGGCTTTGCCAAAGCAGCATTGGTAGCCATTGCTGGCCTAGCCACAGGCGGCGCAGGTCTTCCTGCCATTGCTGGATTGACCTATGCATTGGACTCGGCCATCAAAGGTGACAAGCTGTCTAGCGTGATTGGCAAAGGTGGTGGTGCTGCTGCTTTGGCAGCCGCAGGTCAAGCTGTTAGTGGTGCAATGAATCCTGGCCAGTCAGACATAGGCAATGTAAGCGGCGGCCAAGACATTGGAGGATATAATCCCGACAATGTGCCTGGCGACTTAATGACTACTCCTGAACCAGGATGGCAAAGCCATGCTGATGTAAATGGCATGTATGCCCAAGAACCAGGTTGGCCAGTTGGCGGATCAAACGGTGGAGCTTATACCATACAACAAGGCGATCAACTGGGCTATATTGCTCAAGCCAATGGCAGCACAGTGGAACAAATCCGCGCTGCCAATCCTGGTATTGACTTTAGCAAGCCGCTACAGCCTGGTATGGAAATACAATTGCCCACAGCAGGCACTCCAGGCCAAGGTTCAGTGTGGCAAGGCTATCAAGGCAACATGTATGGTGACAAACCTGTGCCAGTGAAAGAAAGCTGGCTGCCTGCAGTTAAACTGATTCGTTTACCAGTGGATCAACTTATTGATGACAAAGCAACTATTTGGAGTTGGGCGTTGAATGAAAGTGTTGGTCGCAAAAGCAAAAGTGTGAACCTGACTGCTGTTGGCGCTTATACTATATTTGAAAATGTAGACCGTTATCGCAAGGGAATCATTAAAGAACGTGCAAGTGTTCCAAAAAAACCTGGCAGCTCACGACCTGCATATTATCGTCCAGACATGCCAGGTGCTCCTGTAACGCCAACTAAAAAGCCTGGTGTCATTGGCCAGGGGCTGAACTGGTTGGACAAAGCAGCTGGCAAAGTAGGCGGTGCGTTAAGCACCTTTGGACATCAGTTTACAACCAATGTCACAAAAGAAAAACTCAAAATGAACTGGCATCTAGACGGCAAGCCCAGCGATTCAGATGAATTGTCTGCATGGTTGCTGAAACAAGGTGTTCCGCAGCAAGTGATCACATCAGTGTATAACAAGATGGGCATTCCGCATACAGCACCTGCTGCTGCTCCTGTCACAACAACTCCTGCACCAACCACACCCACACCCACTGCTGCTCCGACAACTGCAACAGCACCTGTAGCCACGCCAGGTACACCAACTGCTGCTAATGTGGCAGGATACAATGATCCAAAGAGTGCAAACTATGTTGGTCGTAGAGAAGTTGCTCGTCGACAAGCCGCACAACCTGCTGCCGCCGCGGCTGCTCCAAACTTTGCTCAACAAGGTGGTGGATACGCTAAAGTTAACCAACCAACCACAATGAAATACAGCGGAGTTCCAATGGCTAAACTTGCACCTGCTGCTGCTAAACCATCGTTGCCTGCTGGTCCAACCGGTGAATATTATAAGGCTCTGGCCGATAAAGGTGCTGATCTTGCTGCCGAAAGAAACAATCCGGCCATGGCCCAACTCGAATCATTGTCCTGGAGCCGAAACTTCAATCCAGGCATGACACTGTTCCGCCAAATGAAACGGGAACAATCATAATGCGCCTGAATGAAATTACCAATCCGCCAGTTGATATTGCGTCATTGAAACAAGAATTGGCTGCAAAACAAGCTGAATTTGAACGACTGGGCGGTATGAGTTATCAATACGCTGATCGCATGATGCCACAAGATTATCAAGCACAACAAGTGCATAGAGAAATTAATTCTCTACAGCGAAGAATTCAAGCCGCAGGTGGCTAACCAAACTCAGCCTTAGGACCGAGTGGGCGGCTGCTGCCCGGGCTAAAGAATTCGCTACTCCACAGCCCAAAGTGAGCAAATTGTCATTGACATGTCACTATTAAAACTGTATACTTGTTTTTTTAGGAGGCTCTATGAGCAAGACATTTAACGGCGAACAAAAACTCAAACTCACCCAAATCATCAACGAAGGCATGCAAGTGCTTCACGAGATTGAAACACTCAATGGTGGACTAACTGACACCATCAAGGCTGTGGCCGAAGAGTTGGAAATCAAACCTGCCATTCTCAAGAAAGCCATCAAGCTGGCACACAAGGCCGAATTTGGCAAAGAGAAACAGGATCACGAAACCCTGGAAACTATTTTAGAAACTGTTGGTAAGACTCTATAAATATCTGCGAGTCGCTCACATTACGAGCATGTAGCAAGGCCAGTCCGGCCACAAACGGAGAACAATGAGTTATATCGACGCACTATTTGATCGTGAACACGATCGCATTCATGTTGTAGAACGCCGCGATGGCGTAAGGCAATACCGCGAGTATCCTGCCAACTACATCTTCTACTACGACGACCCTAGAGGCAAGTTTCAAAGCATCTACGGCACGCCTGTGAATAGATTTTCATCACGCAACAACAAAGAATTTCGCAAGGAAGTTCGCAGCCAATCTGGCAAGCAGTTGTATGAATCGGACATCAATCCCATCTTTAGATGCTTGGAAGAAAACTACAAAGACCAAGATGCTCCTGAACTGCACACAGCATTTTTCGACATTGAAGTTGCGTTTGATCAAGAACGTGGATTCTCGCCTGTAGCAGATCCCTTCAATCCCATCACTGCAATATCTGTATATTTGGATTGGCTGGATCAAATGATCACACTGACTGTGCCACCCAAACACTTGAGTTGGGACACAGCACAAGAACTGGTAAGCGAGTTTGAAAACACCATCTTGTTTGAGCATGAAGAAGACATGATTAAAATGTTCTTGGATGTGATCGAAGATGCAGATGTGCTTACCGGATGGAACTCAGAAGGCTATGACATTCCTTACACAGTGAATCGTACCACAAGAATACTCAGCAAGGATGATACTAGGCGTTTTTGTTTGTGGGGGCAGTTTCCCAAACAAAGAATGTTTGAGCGATTTGGTGCGGAGAATCAAACATATGACTTGGTTGGTCGTGTGCATATGGACTATATGCAGTTGTATCGCAAGTACACATATGAAGAACGTCACTCATACAGTCTAGATGCCATCGGCGAGTATGAACTGGGCGAACGCAAAACACAGTTTGAAGGCACACTGGATCAGTTGTACAACCAGCACTTTAAAAAGTTCATTGAGTACAACCGGCAAGACACTATGATTATTGCCAAGTTAGACAAGAAACTGCGTTTCTTGGATTTGGCCAATGAACTGGCACATGCCAATACTGTGTTGTTGCAAACCACAATGGGTGCTGTGGCCGTAACTGAGCAGGCCATCATCAACGAAGCACACGAACGTGGCATGGTTGTGCCCAATCGCAAGCAACGCCTCACAGATGATGACACACAGGCAGCGGGTGCATATGTGGCATATCCTAAAAAGGGCCTGCACATGTGGATTGGATCGGTAGACATTAATTCACTATATCCATCTGCCATTCGTGCCATGAACATGGGTCCAGAAACTGTGGTAGGCCAATTGCGACAGACCATGACTGATCGACTGATCAAAGACAAGATGGCCAAAGGAGACTCATTTGCGGCTGCATGGGAAGGGTTGTTTGCCAGTTTAGAATACACCGCCGTGATGGAACAACAGCGCGGTACAGAAATTACCATTGACTGGGAAGGTGGCGAAGAGTCAGTCCACTCGGCCATGGAAATCTGGCACATGATCTTTGACTCAAATCAACCGTGGATTCTTACTGCAAATGGCACCATTCTCACATACGAAAAGAAAGGTATCATTCCTGGTTTGCTGGAACGCTGGTATCGTGAGCGCCAAGAACTACAGGCCAAGAAGAAAGAGACCAAGGATGCCAAGGAGATTGCGTTCTGGGACAAGCGTCAGTTGGTCAAGAAGATTAACCTTAACTCCTTGTACGGTGCTATTTTGAATCCAGGTTGTAGATTCTTTGACAAGCGTATTGGACAGTCAACCACACTGGCCGGTAGATCAATTGCCAAGCACATGGATGCTCACATAAACGAATGTATTACAGGCGAATATGATCACACAGGCAAGGCCATCATCTATGGTGACACTGACTCATGCTACTTCTCTGCTTGGCCTATCTTGGAAAAAGAAGTTGCAGAAGGACGTATGGAATGGTCAAAAGAAACTTGCATTCAACTGTATGATTCAATTGCTGATCAAGTGAACGATAGCTTCCCGGGCTTTATGGAACAGGCATTCCATTGTCCTAGAGACATGGGTGCGCTGATCAAAGCGGGTCGTGAACTGGTTGCTGATCGCAGTTTGTTTATTACCAAGAAGCGTTATGCTGTGAACATCATCGACTTGGAGGGCAAGCGACTGGATGTGGACGGCAAAATTGGCAAGACCAAGGCCATGGGCCTGGATTTGAAGCGCAGTGACACACCCAAAGTAATTCAAGACTTCCTGCTAGAAATTCTAAATAAAGTACTGGCAGGTACTCAACGAGATGAAATTATTGAACGCATTAGAGAATTCAAGTATGAATTTAAAGAGCGGCCAGGCTGGGAGAAAGGTAGTCCTAAGCGTGTGAACAACTTGACCAAGTATGCGGCAGAAGAAGCACGTCTTGGCAAAGCAAACATGCCAGGACACGTTAGAGCCGCAATGAATTGGAATCAAATGCGTCGAATGAATTCGGACAACTACTCAATGCAAATTGTTGATGGCATGAAAACTATTGTGTGCAAACTCAAGTCAAATGCACTTGGGTGGACAAGCATTGGCTATCCTACAGATGAACAAAGGTTGCCTGCATGGTTTACTGAACTGCCGTTTGACGACGGACTAATGGAAGCAACTGTTGTGGATCAAAAGGTCGACAACTTGCTGGGTGTGTTGGAGTGGGATCTTGCATCTGCTACTAACACAGAAAACACGTTTACATCACTATTTTCATTCGAATGAAGCTGAGCCAAGTTGTTGCATATTTAAACTGGCTGGAACGTCCCGACATGGATCCTTCCTATGGAAACATAACTGACAAGTTAGACGACATTGTTCATGCAGTAAAAAATCGAGACGTACAGTATCATTCAACAACCACAGAGTTAGATGAACGACTGGCCGATGTTAAACACTCTATTTTGAAATTTGATCAATCACTGCAGGTTTTAAAACAACAATTGAGAAACGATGTTGATCGATTGGCACCTGAATACTATGCAGAAAGTTGGAAGCGATATGAACAAGAAATGTGCTTCGAAACTGTAGAACACTTGATCAATCGTAAATTGCCCATTGAGTTTAATGACCGTGAAAGTCTGCGCAACACAATAAAAAATTATACCGACTGGCGATTGCCCGGAATGTTTATTGGTGCTCGACAAGAAATGCTTGTAGAAGACATGGTGCCAATGGATCCGTTGTATCTGGTGGATCACAATCGCGAATTGATTGATGTTGCTATGGCTCCGTTTACTAAAGAATATCAAAACAGATTGAGACCATACGTGATCAATGACTGGAAAGACACAGAAATTTTTACTGCACTTCCCAGCAATCAATTTGGACTGGTATTTGCCTATAATTATTTTAACTGGAAGCCCATTGAGATGATTGAAAAGTTTTTGATAGAGATATATCAAAAACTGCGCTCAGGTGGTGCATTGGTTTTTACCTACAACGAATGCGACAACTGGTACGGAGTCGGTGCAGTAGAAAATGCTTGGATGTGTTATACACCAGGCAGTCGTATACAAACAATAGCCAAGAATCTTGGTTATAAAATTATTGAGCAATACACTGGGTCCGGTGATATTGCTTGGTTCGAAATGCGTAAGCCTGGCGAAATCCAAAGTTTACGCGGCGGTCAAGTTTTGGCGAGAGTCGTTCGTCAATAATGATTGCAAATTCTAAATACATCTGTTATAATCAAACACATAGGAGAGAAACATGAGAGATTATCTATTAGACTTAGTACAACACACACACGATCTTGGCTGCATTGACTTGATCAAGATTG